CAATGGGAAGACCCAATATAAGACAGGCCTTCTCTCATAGGAGGAAAATATGAAATATGTGTGGTTACTTTATTTACAAGTTTTATTTGTAATGGGTGCCAATCAAGGGCGTTCGTGGGTTGACAAACACATCTTATTGTGTTATAATAATTTAGATAAGTTAGAAGCAGATTACGTTAAATACTATAACCTAGATAAATTATAATGTTCTACACCAATGTCCAGCCTCATGGCAATTTCATTGCTATACGAGGTATCAATAGTCGTGGAGAGACTTTTAAATCAAAGACTCCTTACGAGCCCACCCTTTATGTTCAGTCCCAAAAACCTCAAAGTCCACAATGGAAAACTCTAGACGGCAAGAAAGTTGCTTCCGTTAAGTGGGGTTCTATGAAAGACTCTCGCCAAGCCATGAGAGAATATGGTGGAGATGTTTTCGGAATAGACCAGTTTCAATACTCCTATATCTCTGACCAATACCAAGGCCTTATAGATTATGACTTGGCCAAAATCAAAATAGCATTCATAGATATTGAGACAAGTTCTGAATTTGGATTTCCCAATATACGACAAGCTAACGAAGAAGTTCTAGCCATTTCAATAAAGATGAATGGTAGATTCAGAACTTATGCGTGTGGTGAGTATGTTCCTTCTAATGGAGTTGAATATATTCATTGTATGGATGAAGAGAACTTACTTGAACGGTTTATTTCAGATTGGGCAGCAGACTATCCAGATATTGTTACAGGATGGAATTCTCGCTTCTTTGATATTCCATATCTTATGAATAGAATCCGAAGACTTCTTGGAGACAAGGCAGCAAATCGTCTTTCGCCTTGGGGCTGGTTTAAAGAAACTGAAGTTAATTTATTAGGTGGTAGAAAACAACAAGTATTTGATTTGGTTGGACTTGCAAGTATTGATTACTTGGATGCATACAAAAAGTTTATGTATGTCAATCAAGAATCTTACGCTTTGAACCACATTGCCTACGCAGAATTGGGAGAGAAGAAGCTAGATTATTCTGAGGCATCTTCTCTACATGAACTCTACAAAACAAATTTTCAAAAGTTTGTAGATTATAATGTTCATGATGTTGTCTTAGTTGAAAGACTTGAGGAAAAATTAAAACTTATGGAGCTCATCATTTCACTAGCTTACATGGCTAAGTGTAATTATAATGATGTGTTTAGTCCAGTAAAAATGTGGGATTGTATTATCTACAATCATCTCCGCACACAGAATATTGTAATTCCACCGAAATCTCATGAAGTTAAGAATGATGCCTATGAGGGTGCGTATGTGAAAGACCCACAAGTAGGTCGGCATAAGTGGGTTTGCAGTTTTGATTTAAATTCACTATATCCGCATTTGATTATGCAGTATAATATTTCCCCTGAGACACTTAAAGGTACACATCCAAATGCTAGAAAAGATTCTAGTGGCCATCATGTTATGGTAGAATCTATGTTGGATAGAGAAATGGATACTAAATTTCTCAAAGAAATTGACCTTACCATGACTCCAAATGGTTCTTTGTATACTCGTAAAAAACAGGGCTTCCTTCCAGCACTCATGGAGAAGATGTATACTGATCGCGTCAAGTACAAAGATTTGATGATCGCGGAACAGAAGAAAGGTAAAGCTGCAGATACTAACAAACTGGCTCAGTATCACAATATGCAGATTAATTTAAAGATTGCTCTCAATTCAGCTTACGGAGCTCTTGGTAATCAATGGTTTCGTTTTTATGATGTGAGGAATGCTGAGGCCGTGTCTGTTGCGGGTCAACTTTCCATTCGGTGGGCTGAGAGAGCAGTCAATCAATACTTAAATAAAATATTAGGAACAGATGGAACAGATTACGTTATTGCTTCCGATACTGACTCTTTGTACGTTGCTTTTGATACATTCATCAATAAAGTAGGTCTTACAGATACGGACAAAATCATAGAGTTTATGGACAAGGTTTGTGATGGTAAATTACAAGGTGTGATTGATAATTGTTATGATGAGATGGCAGATTATGTTAATGCATTTCAACAAAAGATGGTAATGAAGCGAGAGGTTTTGGCCGATGTTGGTATTTGGACTGCGAAGAAAAGATACATTCTGAATGTTCATAACTCTGAGGGTGTTCAGTATGATGAGCCCAAATTAAAAATTATGGGTATTGAGGCTGTCAAATCCTCAACTCCTGAGACTTGTCGTAATGCACTCAAGGATGCGTTCAAACTTATTATGAATGGGACTGAAGAACAAGTTATAGAGTTTATTGAAATATTCAAAACTAAATTTAAAACACTCCCACCAGAAGAAGTTTCATTTCCAAGATCTGTTAAGGGTCTTGCAAAATATAGAGATGCAGCTTCTGTCTACAGAAAGTCAACTCCACTTCATGTTAAGGGGTCTTTGATTTATAATATGATGCTGGAGAAGAATAAACTAACAAAGAAGTATCCAATCATTCAAGAGGGAGAAAAGATTAAATATACATATTTGAAAGAACCTAATCCTACTGGTGATTCAGCTATTGCTATGTTGAACGAACTTCCCAAAGAATTTAAGCTAGAAACTTATATAGATTATGATCTTCAATTTGAAAAGGCGTTTCTTGATCCTATGAAAGTTCTGCTTCAAACTATAGGATGGGAACACGAAAAGAAGTCTAATATTATGGATTTCTTTTCTTGACAAATTCAAAATATATGGTATAATAGGACTATTATGGAAGATCAAGATTATGGAAGTTGGATTACTGAAGATTTGATTCAATTAGAAAAAGATATGAGAAGCCGAAGAGATCGTTGTGAAGAATACTCTGATAGAGCAGATTATAATATTATGTTACAAATTATACTAAAAGAAATTAATTTAAGGAAAAATAATGAGTGATTATCTTGATGAACTACTGTCTGTAGCTGGAAACGAATACGCTTCCAGAGTTGCAGATGGAATGCTAGGAAATGTAAATGAATATATTAATACTGGATCTTATATACTTAATGCACTCTTATCTGGAAGCATTAATAAAGGGTTACCATCAAATAAGATTACTGCTTTTGCAGGTGAATCGGCAACAGGAAAGACTTTTTTTATCTTGGGGTTATGTCAACAGTTTCTTGCAGATAATCCTAGCGGTGGTGTTTTGTACTTTGAGTCTGAATCTGCTCTCACTCATGAAATGATTGAAGAGCGAAGAATTGACACAAAACGATTTATACAATTACCAGTTGCTACGATACAAGACTTTGGACAACAGGCTTCAAGGATAGTGGACGCACATATTGCAAAAAATGGTGATGCACCACTTCTACTTTGTCTTGATAGTCTTGGTATGTTATCTACAGCTAAAGAAGTTGGAGATATTACTGAAGGTGCGAACAAAGTAGATATGACTAAAGCACGAATTGTAAAGGGTGTATTCAGAGTATTGACACTAAAACTTGCAAAGGCTGGAATACCTTTACTGGTTACTAATCATACATACAAACAAGTCGGAGCTATGTTTCCACAAGATATTATGGGTGGTGGTTCTGGTCTACAGTATGCAGCATCTAACATTGTTTTCCTATCCAAGAAAAAGGAAAAAGATGGAACAGATGTAATTGGTAACATCATTCATTGTAAAAACTTTAAGTCCAGATTAACCAAAGAAAATAAAAGAGTAGATGTTCTTCTAACTTATGATGAGGGGCTCAGTAAGTATTATGGACTACTTGAATTAGCTGAAAAGTATGGTATAATAACTAAAGTATCTACAAGGTATGAAATGCCAGATGGTTCAAAGGTTTTTGGAAAGCAGATCTATGCTAATCCAAAAAAATATTTCACAGAAGATATTTTAACCAAACTTGATGAAGCTTCAAATACTGAATTTACATATGGAAGGGGGGCGAATGCCGAATCTAGCACCGAGAATACAGCCGAAAAAGTTGAAGGATAACTGGTTTCGGATTTGTTCTAATCCCGAAGAAGACGATGATGAAAATCTTTGTATTCAAATTATCGAAGGGCCATTTCATCATGTAGTAGTTAAATACAAAAATTTCAAACTTAAATCAAAACTCAACGAAGATGGTTCTATCAATTGTGATTATGAATATGATATAATTACTGCTCCATCTACTATTGGAGAACACGGACTTACAGATGAAGAAGGAGACATTTTTGAAAAAAAACTTGGCGAATCACTATTAGAAATATTATGGGAAACAGCAAATAATGAGAACAGAAATAGCAATACTAAAGAATTTATTACAGAATGAGGAATATACCAGAAAAGTATTACCTTTTCTGAAAGTTGATTATTTTACAGAACACGCCGATAAGACACTTTATGAAAAAGTAAATAATTTTGTAAACAAATATAATACACTTCCATCACAAGAAGCTTTACAGATTGAGCTTTCTGAGACTAAAATGAATGAAGAAGAATTTAAAGATTCTTTAAATTTATTAAAAGAAATTGATACTAATGCTGAAGATTATACAGATATTAATTGGTTATTGGACACAACTGAAAAATTTTGTCAGGACAAAGCCATTTACAATGCAGTCGTTGACTCAATCTCAATACTTGACAATCCAAAATCAACAGAAGACAAAGGTGCCATTCCAGATATACTTAGTGATGCCCTTTCGGTTAGTTTTGATCCTCACGTTGGTCATGACTATATTGACGATAGCGATGATCGTTACGATTACTACCATCGTATTGAGGAAAGGATTCCATTCGATCTCGACTACTTTAACAGAATTACAAAGGGTGGTCTTCCGCAGAAAACATTAAATATTTGTTTAGCTGGTACAGGAGTTGGTAAGTCTTTATTCATGTGTCATGTCGCATCTTCTTGTCTTGCTGAAAATAAAAATGTTCTGTACATTACATTGGAAATGGCTGAAGAAAAGATTGCTGAAAGAATTGATGCAAATCTTCTGGATATTGCTATAGATGACCTTCACAATCTACCAAAAGACCTGTACGATAGTAAAATAGCTAACCTTGAGAAGACAACCAAAGGAAAATTGATAATCAAGGAATATCCGACAGCAGCAGCTGGTGTGAATCATTTTCGTGCACTATTAAATGAATTAAATTTAAAAAGATCTTTCGTTCCAGACATAATATTTGTTGATTATTTGAATATCTGTACATCTTCTAGAATACGTTCTGGAGCTAATGTCAATTCTTATACTCTCATTAAGTCTATCGCAGAAGAATTACGAGGATTGGCAGTAGAGAATAAAATTCCTATTATGTCTGCAACTCAAACAACAAGGTCAGGATATTCTAATACAGATGTTGGTCTTGAAGATACTTCTGAGAGCTTTGGACTTCCTGCGACAGCAGACCTTATGTTTGCAATTATATCCACAGAACAAATGGAAGAAGTTGGACAAATAATGGTAAAACAATTGAAAAATAGATATAATGATCCAACTGTTAATAGAAAATTTGTGATTGGTATAGATAGAGCTAAAATGAGACTATTTGATGTAGACCAGGCAGCCCAAGACGAATTGGTTGATACTGGTCAAGAAGATGATACACCATCATTTGACATAGCAACTGGCGGTAAATTTAAAAAACGTGATTTTGAAGGATTTGAATATGAGTAATAGAGCACAAAGACGAGCTGAAGAAAAAGCCAAAAGGAAACAAGGAATTATCCAAGATGAAATAGAGGTTGAATTTATACAGCCTTGGTCTGATATCTTGATGAGAACCAAACTACCAGATGATGTTTTTAATGGTATGCTTGAAATTACAGACAAAGTACTTCAAGATCCAGAAAGAAAAAATTGGGGGGATTATTTAGCAGGACAGATAGAAGATGAACCTCTTGTTCCTCATCAAATGATGATGGATTATAAGATTGGTAAAGATGGTAATATATTTAATTGGTTGATGAATTGTGTAGCGGAATATGTTAAAGCTTCTGCAAAACAACAAGCCACATCAGAGAATTGGGATTCAGTTAAAGATGCTGAATGGTTGACTCAAATGAAAAGTGCATGGGTTATAAGTCAATGGGAAGGTGAATACAATCCTATTCATATACATACAGAATGTCAACTTTCATCAGTAATGTATTTAAAAGTTCCTGAATTTTTACCTTCTACAAAACCAGAGCGCGATGATGATGGATGCATTATGTTCATTGGTGGTGGTGGTGCCTCTTCAAACTTAACTCGTAATTTGATTAAATGGAAGCCAAAAGTTGGTGATTTTTTTATATTTCCTTCTCATCTTCAACATTGTGTATATCCCTTCAAAACAGAAGGTGACCAAGAAAGAAGAAGTATGTCTTTTAATGCTGATTTTATTTCTAGAGAACAACTAGAAAAACAAGAAGAAATGCAAAAACAAATGCAGCAGCAGCAACAGGCTCCACCTGCACCAATGCCTGGAGCACCAGAAAAATTAACCATTAATACAGATAAATTAATGCCATAATGCCAAATACAGAGTCAAGGGGTGATGCTGATGTCATAGACAGACCACCTAAGAAAAAAAAAGAACCACCAAAATCACCACCAATGTTTAAAGTTATCTATCATAATGATGACTTTACACCTATGGAGTTTGTAAATTGGACTCTTATAGAATATTTTAATAAATCTGAAATAGATGCTAATTCTATTACATTTGAAGTTCATAAATTAGGTCATGCTGTTGCAGGAGTTTACGATTACCAGATAGCAGAACAAAAGATATGGGAAGTAATAGAAACAGCTAAAGAGAATAACTTTCCATTAAAACTTACAGGAGAGCCTGTATGAGTAATGTAATAAATCTTTCAGACTATCGCGAAGAGAAAGAAGAAGAACACCGAAAATCACTCCCCCCACAATATATCCAAGACTTTGAAGTCGGAGGATACTACATATATCCAGAACTAGGCGTAATGATACATTGTATGTTGATTACAGATAGTTCTCACGCCCACAATAACGAATTAATGTATTTAATGGAAGACCAAGCTGGTCAAATATTTTCTGTACCTATAGATGATCCAGAAAGTATGATGGGTTGGCGTTTTCTTGAAAAAGAAGTTTTTACAGAAATAGTCAAAAAGAACCTATCAGAAGAACCAGAGTTTGAGCCAGAGCCCCCAAGAGCTGGTTGAGTATAAATATTCGGAGAACACTATAACTTTTTAGGGGTATAATGAGATCATTTAAAAATCATAGTTTATTAACTGAATTCGTAGAAAATCTCTTTGAATATACGATTGCTACGAAAGATATGGGTTCTTGGGCTTCTTGGGGCTCAAATAAATTTCCACCACCTGGCTGGGTTATAAAAGGATTTACGGAGGCTGGAATTTCATTATCCGATACTACAGTTTTTCAAATAGCTGATGGTAAACCAGAAGATTTTGAAGATAGTCATATAATTGGAACTTCAAAAGAGGCAAAAGATATTGTAGCGTATACTAATGTCTATGATAAAATTGAAGGAACTCTTCTAGGTAAAGTTGCATGGAGTCAAAACCCTGAGAACTATTTTAAAGGATATGAAGCTGGAACTGATCTTAAATGGGGATCTAATACCGATGCTTTAGAAACGGCAGCATGTATGGGAGTATACCTAGATGCAGATATGATTCTTGCTGATGAAGACAAAAAAGGTATCGCGGCAACCAGAGAAGAGTGGAATCCAAAAATTAAGAAAGTTTTAAATGAGGGTCATGATTGGGATAAGGGGGGAGTAAGTAAACTTGTTAGTAAAATAGATGATATGTCAGATGTTAATTGGCGAGTGATGATCCTTATAGCTAAAGGTATGCGAAATTTTATAAACAATGAATCTAAAATAAGTTCCCCCCTCCATATCATACATGGAAGTATTCAAAAGTATTATGCTGCAGAAAAACTTAATCAAACCGTCACAGAAGGTTCTAAAGACAATACCGCAGATATGATTTTGGCAAATGTATCAGCAGCTGATGTAATAGATGCAGTTGCTAATAAAACAATAGAGTATGATGATAAAGATTATTATTGTCATACTCAGGATAAAACAATTAAGTATTATCAAATCTCTTTGAAAAAATCAATGACTGATGCCCAATTGGGTAAGATGACTCTAGCTGTAAAGAACTTGTATAAAATTGAACCAGATGCTGTCAAACAATGGAAATCTATGACAAATTCTTATATGGTCAAACATGGGTATGAACTGTCAGAACTTAATGAAAATTGGTTTACGGATAAGTTGTCACAAGGTCTTACTGCTATAAAGGGATTTGCATCAAAGTGGTATAAAAATATTGTTGGATTATTTAATAAAATAAAAGAACTTGGAAATAAATTACTCAATGGATTTAATAGGAAAATACCAAATGGAAGACCAAATGAGTATCAAAAATCTTTAGCAACTAGTATTTTTAATGAAAGTTATAAATCACGACATGGAGTGTTTTTAGCTGAGGGGAGAGTGGATGAAAACTCAATTAACGAGGTTATAAGAAACGCCACTCCCGAAGAAGCACAAAAGTTGACAACTACAGTCAATGATCAGCTGGGAATTATTGAAAAAAGGTTTACAGGGAATAAACATCTCATTCATCTAAATGTAAACGGCTATGTTAACGAAAGTATCTATAAATCAAATTGGAAAGATGATGATTTGTACAAATTATTTGCTAATGCTTCTTCATTAGATGCTTTCATTAAAATTTATGAAGAGAATAATGCTGATGTATCATTATTAAAAAATCAAATGATAGACTTAGAAAGAGAAATATATTTTGGAAAAACTCAATTACCACTATTTAAAGTATACGGAGCAACTACCTCAATTGATAAAGCCACCACAACAAGATTAGGTACAGCAAAAGAATTTACAAAAGATGAACGTGGAAAAATAGAGGGAGCTGGATTTCAATGGCCTGTTATGGGAATCAGATATACAAAAGCGAAAACTGGGAAAT